TTATCTTTCTTTCGGGGACACCGACCCCAGAGTCTTTCTCGCAGTTATATCATCAGATGTGGGTATCGTCTTTTAGTCCTTTTAAAGATTACAAAAATTTCTACGGCTGGGCAAGAGATTACGTTGACATACGCCAAAAATATTTGTATGGCAAGACGATTAATGATTACTCGTTTGCCAAAAGAGAACTTATTGAACTCCAAACATCTCACCTTTTTCTTGCCTTCACCCAAGAAGAAGCTGGATTTACAGAGTTAGTGAAGGAGAATGTGCTATATGTTAAGATGGAGGAAACAACCTATAAGTTTGCTGAAAGACTTCGTATCGACAAAGTAATTACAAACAAGGAAGGAAGGTCGGTTCTTGGTGATACCGCGGTAAAGCTGATGAACAAGCTCCATCAGATTTATAGTGGATCGGTTATTATTGATGCACCAGAAAGAGAGGGAAAGGTGTTTGACTATACCAAGGCAGAATTTATCAAGCAATATTTCGCTGGGAAGAAAATCGCTATATTTTATAAATTCGCAGCAGAACAAATGGCGATTAAATGGGTGATGGGTAAATGCTACGAAGATCCCACCGAGTTTAACAATGCAAATGATGGATACTTTATATCGCAGATAGTGAGTGGTAGGGAAGGGGTGAATTTAAGTACTGCTGATGCTCTTGTGTTTTATAACATTGACTTTAGTGCGACATCGTACTGGCAAAGTAGAGCAAGGATTCAAACGAAAGATAGGGTTAAAGAAGCACAAATCTATTGGATATTTAGTGAGGGTGGGATTGAGGATAAGATATACAAGGCGGTGATGGACAAGAAGGATTATACTTTGCAGTACTTCAAGAAAGACTTTGGCATTTAACTTGTCTATAACATATTTGTTACTATATTCGTCTAAACTAAACTATTATACTATGTCTAAACAACAACACATCACTAAGAGACTTGACTGCACGATTGCCTACCTTGCCGAGTATTTAGGCTTACGAGAAAATTCTTACGACATTTCTGCTCAGGTAGAGGACCTAAGATGCTTTTGGTACAGCGACTATCAGCATAACCATCAGCAAGTATTTTTCGAGGTTGGTCACACACGAACAGACTTTTTCGTAAATTTTCAAATACCTTTGGATGAACTCACCCAAGATGAGATAGCAATGCTAAAGGTAAGATGGGTGTGTTATGAGGATAGCGACACGTTGTATGGTAGTGTGCCATTCACAACAGACAACGACACAATACCTCAAGTTGATTTTGATGTCGAGGTAAATAATGGTTTAATACAACCTATGGAATTAATTTTTCACGTTGACCAAGGATGGTTGCAAATAAAGTAAAATGAGTTTAGAAAACTTTATGATAGTTCAAGATCATCCTAAGATGCTGGAATATATTGACCATCTACAAAAGAAAAATGCTGAGGCTTTATCATTTTACCCAATGCAAGTATTTGAAAGAGAAAAAACAAAAGGTAGAATATTTCTTGGTTTGTTAAACAATGAACCTTGTGGTTATTTATATATCGGTGCTGGTGGAGGCGATCTTAAATGTCATCAAGTTTGTATAGAATATGATGCACGAAGAAAACTTTATGGTGCAGCATTGGTAGTTCTTATGGAAGAATATGCTAAAAACTCAAAATCTAATTCAATTACACTTAGATGTGGATTTGATCTTGATGCAAATAAATTCTGGCAAGAAATGGGATTTGGTTGTATAAATGTTGTTGATGGAGGAATAAGAAGAAAAAGAAAGATAAACATTTGGAGAAAATATTTAACAACAGAACTTTTTGAGCCAGTATTTATAGAACCAGTTAGCGGTAAAACCGATGCATCATTCTGGAGAAAGCATAAACAAACTGGAATAATATCAAGTTTTAATCGTGGTAAAAAATTAAATGACTATAAAATTTTATTATTAAATGAAGGAAAGTCAACTCCAAACACAAATTAAAAACCGCCTAACCAAGCACGGATGGTTGGTGGTGAAAATTATCAGCTCATCAATGAACGGCATACCCGACCTTATGTGCATTCGCAAAGGTGTGGTGATATTTTTAGAGGTTAAGACCGATGTAGGTGTTGTCGCACCACTACAAGAATATGTGATGAAAGTGCTTAATAGCCATCAAGTACATAGTAGAGTAGTCAGGTCAGTTGAAGATGTAGATGTATATTGTCATAAAACATATTAATAAATGCACACTAAATACTTAGACTTTGGAGTTAATGTTATTGCAGTTAATGATAAAAAGCAAGCAATCTTTCCTTGGAAGGAATACCAAAACAGAGCAATAACGAAAGAAGAGTTAGAGAAGCAATTAGTTGATAGCAGAGCCAAAGGAATCGCAGTAATTTGCGGAGCAGTCAGCGGAGGACTTGAGGTAATTGACATTGATACAAAGTATGAAACATTCCCACTATGGGAACAGATAAAGAGCAAGATACCTGAAGATATTTTTCAGAAGCTGCACATTGTAAATACCAAGAGCAATGGCTATCATCTCTATTATAAATGCGAAGAGATAGAATGCAACCAAAAGTTAGCACAAAGGCAGCCAACCGCAGAAGAAAAGTTGCAAAACCCACAAATAAAAACCTATTGCATCATCGAGACAAGGGGTGAGGCTGGGTATGTGGTTGCGCCACCAAGTGATGGCTACACCATCGTGCAGAAAGGTATTAATATTATTACCATCGAAGAGAGGTCAACTTTGTTTGAAGTGATGCGGTCCTTTAATGAGATTGTGGAGGAGCAAATAATAGAGGCGCATCAGCGACCAAGCACGAAGGATTATGGTGTATCGCCATTTGAGGATTATAATAAGCGTGGTGATATTAGTGGGTTATTGCAGTCACACGGATGGACAATAGTGAAGGAGAATAGTGAGAGGGTGTATTATTTACGACCAGGCAGCAAGGCAGAGCATAGTGGATCGTATAATAAGTCGCTTGGACTATTCTCTGTCTTTTCCGTCAACACACCATTTACTCCTCAGAAGGGTTATAGACCAGCTATTGTTTACGCTATACTTGAACACAATGCAGACTACAAAAAAGCAGCCAAAGCCCTCCTTGAGCAAGGATACGGCGAAAAAAAAACCTCAGACCGACTCGAACGAACTCTTTTTAATAAAAAGCAAAATGGAGCTACAAAGGACGAATTGGTATCGCTCCTTGTCCAGTCCCATCGGAAATCTGTCTCGGATGCAACGGAAATGGTAGACAACCTTGAGCAAAGGTGGGGTGAGCAGATTTGTACGTTTTGGGATGTGTCCGAGCAAGATAGGCTCACCATCAATCGTTATAAGCTACAAGTATTCTTAACAACAGTAGGAGGGTTTAGGCTTTATTTTTATGACCAAAATAGCACGATTTATCGCTTAGTAAGGATAAAGGATGGTTTTGTAGAAGAGTCCTCCACAGAGCAAATAAAACGCTTTATAAAGGATTATATTGATAGGCTACCAGATAGTTTTGATGGTGGTATTACTCCACAAGATTTGCTTGAACATATTTATCGTGGTGCATCGGCTTTATTCTCGGATGCATTCTTTGAGTTTTTTGATAGGGCAGATATTAATTTTCTGCAAGACACCCAAGACACCTCTTACTTCCCATTTAAAAATGGTGTGGTGTGTGTAAGCAAAGGCAAGATAGAACTTAAGACGTATGGTGAACTCAACAAATTTGTTTGGAAGACTCAAATCATCGACCATCATATATATGTTGATGATGGCTCGATAAAACTGGAAGAGATTGAGTATTACAAATTTTTGTTTTACATCAGTGGTGAAGAGGCTGAAAGGCTGATGTATGCCATTACACTAATTGGGTACTTATTACATACCTATAAAGACCCCTCACGCCCATTCTCGGTCATCCTTGCTGAAGAGACTGAGAATGAGGCTAACGGAGGAGGCACTGGTAAGGGAATTTTTGTAAAGGCTCTTGGGCATTTATCTAACCTGGTTAGAGTAGATGGTAAGAACTTTAAGGTTGATAAGAACTTTGCTTTTCAGAGGGTTGATCTTGATACAAGGATTTTGGCTATTGAAGATACGAGACGGAACGTGGATTTTGAGGGTTTTTATAGTATAATAACTGAAGGTATCACGGTCGAGAAGAAGAATAAGGATGAGTTATTTATCCCTTATAAAGACTCTCCTAAGGTGATGTTTACCACGAATTATACCATCCCGAATATGGGCAACCACGCTAAGAGGAGGCAGAAGGTGTTTGAATTTTCGCCATACTTTGGTTCTGGTAAGACACCTGAAGATGTGTTTGGTCATAAATTATTTGAAGATTGGGACAAGGATGAGTGGAATAGGTTCTTTAATTTGATGTTTAACTGCGTTCAAATCTACCTTGAAAGTGGGGTTTTGGCAGTCGAAAATTCGGATAAATTATTAAGGAAACAAGTCCGTGTCCAGTTCTCGGAGGAGTTTTTAGAGTACTTTTTGGGGGTCATTGAAGAGAAGGGAGTGTGGATAAGTAAGGAGCAAATGTATAATGATTTTTTAAATATGACGGGTTTTGAGAAGAAAGAATATTCGATGAAACGCTTTTCAAAGGCGATTGACGAATCGTGTACTATTTTAAAAATCGTGTACCAAAGTACGCGATCCAAGGCTCATAACAACAAAAAATGTGTAAAGTTTGTAGAGACTGATTTGATAGAACAAGTATTATGATACAAAAAGTAGATTTGGGTACACGATTTTGGGCTTGGGTACACGATTGGTACACGATTAGTACACGATTAAAACGTTGATTATCAGTGCAGGTACACGATGTACACGATTTTTCTATGTTTTTTCTATGCCCACCTTTTTTTTGGCAAAAAAATATAGGAGTGGGTGGAGTAAGGAAAATCGTGAAAATCGTGTAATCGTGTACCCAGCAATTTTTTAAAATTGCTTTGTACTCGGTTTTCACTAATATTTGTAATAAGGTTTTTGTTATTCTTATTTTGATAGTTATCAACATTGTAAATTATTTTAAAAAGTATATATATGGTGAATTTAAGTAATGTAATGGAAGCGGTAGTTGAGGTAACTGGTGTACCATCTTATCAGGTTATTGGAAAGAGTAGAATGAAAGAGATTGCAATGGCTAGGCATTTGTTTTGCTATATGAGTCGTTTGCATACCAATGCTTCACTTTTGGCTATTGGGGAGTTTTTGTCGGGGAGGGACCACGCAACGGTTATGAACTCGGTCAAGGTTGCTAATGATATGATCGACACTGACTATGGGGTTTTTGTCGAGATGGTCAATGAGTGTTCTAATTACATAACAAAGAACTGGAAACAAGATTTCACTTTTACAGTTAGTTTGCCGTATGGTGTAGAATTTACAAAAGTTAAGCAAGCTCTGGAGGTTTTTGGTGTGGAGATAAGGTAGTCCGAAAATGGCGGTCAGGGTTTTTTGGCAGTACCTAAGTATACCTAAGTAGGTATAAATAGGTATGCTATACCTTTGCAACATATTGCAAAAATATATCAATTGAATTTAAGGCTATTTTTAGCCGTTTTAAGGGCTTTTATTGTGTGGTTTATATGTATGTATCATTTTGGTATTTTAATGGCTTAAATTAGCTTATTTACGCACCATCTAATATGTGTTTAAAATTGATAGTTAAATTCAAACTCTGTTATTGTTTTAGTTTGCTTATCAGGTGAAGTCAAAATATCTTTGTAAATTTTATAACCTGCGTTTGTGTACGTTCTTTGTTGTGTGCAAGATCCACCCAAACGACGGAAAAAAGATGCATCATTGATAAAGTTATTGTATTGCGTTTCGGTTATTGTTTCCGTTTCTGTTTTTGTTAATTCGTAGGCGTTTTTAGTGCCTGACTTTTTTATAAAGTATTGTTTTGTCATTGTTATTTGTAGCATAAAATAAAGTATTAAAGGTTTTCGATGATGTTAACGAGTTTGAGGGCGGCAATGAAGAAAAGCCAAAATAAAACGGCTTTTAATGTGTCTTTTTTAATTGTCATTTTGTGTAGTTTAATATTTATTAATTGGGTTTTTGTTATATGGGTTTTTGTTTATAGTAGCATAGGTTTTTGTCTATACTAGCATAGGTTTTTGTCTATAATAGTATATGAATATATCTACATATATATATAATATATATATATAATATAAATATGATATATTATTATAATAAATTTTACTATTGATATGGTTATTTTTTTTTACATATATAAATACATTTAAGTTATATTAATAGTCATAAAAGTTATTAATGGGAAATACTGTTACCTTAATAGATGATCGTAATAATAGCGTTTAGCCTTTTTTAGGTACCATTTTATGACCTTGATATCTTGATGGTAATAATCAGCCATTAACTGATCATCCATTTTGAATTGACTTATATACTGATGATATATTTCAGTATATAACAGCTCATTAATAGATTTATACATTGTTGTATATTTTGGTTAATATAAAAGCCAGTAAATTTAATTACTGGCCTTTATTTCGGCTATTATAAGCCTCATCAGTTAACCTTGATAAAATTGCCGTCCCATTTTTTACCGTTTAAATACCATATAAAATTTTTTTGGCATATTGATACCCCTGGTAAGGCATTTAATCTCTCTTTAGTTGTATTGCTAAACCAACCGCAATTTGATATAAATAACTCATTATTGACGTTTTTTGCGATTAAATTGTCATGTAAGTATAAATAAGAATTATTATTCTCTATTTTTACCCTTGTGTTGTCTTGGCTGAATGCAATTTTAGCCATAAAATTATTTATGGCTTTTTGTGTTATCTTTCTCATTTTATTATGATTATAGTTGTTCAACAATGTTGATGATTTTTAGTGCTGTAATAATTACAACGAAAAATAATATTATTTGTACTGTAATCTTCTTCATTGGGTAGATTTATAGTTTTGTGCATCGTTATAATTATCGAAAATATATTGATTTTCGTTATCCCTTACTACGAATATAACATCATTACCCATAAAGGAGCATATCGAAACGCCATTGAATAATGATAGATAAAAATAGCCTGAATTTGGATTAAATCCAATTTCATCGTCCTTTTCTAGTCCCTCACCAAAAAGACTATTATAAGAAGATTTAATCTTTGCTATTCCTTTGTAGAAATACTGTCTGATGAATTTTGTACGATTGTCATTAGTGAATGAAAAAAATTGCTGTTCCATTTTGTGTAGATTTTTAGTGTTATTAAATTAAAGACCAATTGTAAAGGTTAAATAATACGATTGAAACATAAAAGATAATTGAGATTAATAAAGGTTTTTTCATTTTGATGTGTTTTTGTTTATACAAATATAAGTAATAAAAAATACACAATCCAAATATTTTCTATATTATTTTAATATATTTATTATTGTTATATCTAAAATCATAGTTATCAACAGTGTATTAAAAACTATTTTATATATATATTTTGGTATTTATCTATTTTTGGGCTATCGGATGAGTAATAAGGGCTATTATATTAGTAAGAAAAGTAAAGATGAAATCATATTAAATATATATACTAAAGATTTTATCAGTTACCTGGAAAATATAGCCAATGTAAATGGATGGGTAAAGTTCAAGATATACGAACGTGATAAACCTGCCATTAATGGGTTGACTCATAATATGGAATTAATAGAATTCAGAAAGGATACTGATAAAAATGTATAACTAATAATTGTATATGCAAGAGGAAAGCAAAGTTATAGCACCGAAATATAAATGGGGAGGTAAGAGACCCAACCAAACTGGGAGACCAAAAAGGATGGATGAGGAAGCAATCATCCAAAAACTCACCCCAATGGCAGATCAAGCGTTTAAAGTGTTAGAACGGAAAATCATTGAGGGTGATATGAACGCGATTAAGTTATATATGTCTTATTTCTTGGGTATGCCAACCCAAAAGGTAGAAAGTAAGATCGAAGGGCAATTAAATCAGGTAAGTGTTGAGGTAGTAAGGCCAGAAATATTACGTGAAGAAATAATATCTAATTGATTGACTATTAATGAAATAGATTCATACTTAACATAATAATCATTATCAGTTAGTCGTTTCTATGGTTAGGTTGACTGGTGTAGTATGTTATATAATTTTGACCATATATTTAAGTAATTGATTATTAATGGGTTAAATATGATGAGGGGGTACATATTAAAATATATTTTAATACGTACCTTGTAAAACCGCAAGAATGATAGTCACCAAATGAACTTATCACTTTTAGTATAAAAAAACTTATATACGATGACCCCATTTTATACCATATCTTTTCAACTCAAAAACTAATATTGAAATTTTTTTTTTTTCTCTAAACGAAGATATGAACGCTAAACTGCAAACTAATAAGATATACGAGATACTATCAGACTCAAATAAGCGAATCAGTGTAATGCAAGGGGGTTCTCGTAGTGGTAAGACTTACAATATACTTATTTGGTTTATTGTAAAGTTGTTGCAAGAAAATGGTAAGACCTTAACAATAGTCCGACAATCGCTTCCGAGCATTAAGGGTACGGTGTTAAGGGATTTTATAGATATACTTTCCCGTCTTGGTATTTATAGTGAGGATAATCACAATAAAACAGACCAAATTTATTCTTTGAATGGCAATATAGTGGAGTTTGTATCAGCAGACCAACCTCAAAAAATTCGTGGTAGAGCAAGAACATATTTGTTTTGCAATGAGGCTAACGAATTGACTTATGAGGCTTGGATGCAGTTAATTATGAGAACTGAGGGCAAGATAGTGATTGACTATAATCCTTCAGACTTATCATCTTGGATTTACGATTCAGTTATTCCAAGAGATGATGCAGACTTTCACATTACTACTTTCAGAGATAACCCGTTTTTGCCACAAGAATTGGTGTTAGAGTTAGAGAGGTTAAAAGATGCTGATCCTAACTATTGGACTATTTATGGTTTGGGTGAGAGGGGACTTAGTCAAGACTTGATATATTTGCATTGGAAAACAACGGAGCAGATGCCAGAAGGTGGAGAAGTGGTATACGGGCTGGACTTTGGTTTTAATGTACCTTCAGCACTTGTAAAAGTGACCTTTTTTGAAGATGCTGCATATTGTCAAGAGTTGTTATATGAAACAAAGCTAACTACTGATGATGTAATGGATAGATTAAAGACTTTGGGCATTGATAAATATGATGAGATATATTGTGATGCTGCCGAGCCAAAAACTATTGAGAGTCTTGTTAGGGGAGGTTATAATGCAAAACCAGCTAATAAGGATGTGACGGAAGGAATAAAGACGGTTAAAGCTACCCCATTGTTTATTCATCAAGATAGTGTAAATTTGTTAAAAGAGATAAAAAATTATCGTTGGAAAACTGACCGCAATGGAAACAAACTTGATGCTCCCGTAAAGTTTAATGACCATATTCTTGATGCACTTAGATACGGAATATTTAGTAAATTAACTATCCCAAGTGTTACTTGGGGTGCAATATAAAATAAATGGGTTTATTAGACATATTCAAGAAAAAGGGTTTAGACCCGAATCAGAATGTAACAACAAATATTAGGGGCATCAACGGAGCATTGTTACAAGAGTATGAGAATGGCAAGTATGTTTACGAAGGATATTTAGGTAATGCAGATGTGTATAGCATCGTGTCGTTCCTTGCACGTAAAGCTGCATCAATTCCTTGGTACGTTTATAAAACAAATAATACAGAGAAGGGTAGGACTTCATTAATGCGTTACAAGCAATTAACAAAAGGCTTGGGCAATAAAGGAGCTTTTGAGAGAGCTGTGGTTGAAAGAAAAAACGCATATAGCGAGAACATTGTGATGAACTCTGCGTTAGCAAGATTATTAGAACAACCTAATGAATACCAAGCGCAAGATCAATTTCTCGAAAACTTATTTGGTTATCGATTTTTATCAGGAGAAGGTAATATTTACGGCAATGATGGAAAGATGGGCGGTAAGTTCGCTGAACTTAACGTGCTTCCAACCCATTTCTTGGATATCTACCCCGACCCTAACGACCTCTACGGACTCGTTGGATATAGACTTATGGTGGACAGAGGGATAGATATTCCGAAGGAGCAAGTATGTGCTTGGAAAACTTGGAACCCAGATTTTGATGCAACCACGAGAACTCACTTACGTGGGTTGTCGCCATTACGTGCTGCATACAAAACACTTCGTATGAGCAACAATGCTGCTGATGCGAGTGCGATGATGGCGGCAAATGGCGGAGCTAAAGGTGCAATCACTCCAAAGCCATTGGGATCGGTGGTTCCATCATTTACGATTGAACAAGCAAATATAATAAAAAGAGCAGTGAATGAGGATATAAACACTGTGGACAATAAAGGCAAGGTTGCTGTGCTTCAAACACCTTGGGACTATTTAAACTTTGGGTTATCAAGTGTGGATATGGAGCTAGTAAAAACAATGCAAATGAGTTTACATCAATGGTGTAGGGTGTTTGGTATGCCAGCGGTGTTATTTGATGTTGATACGTCATCATACAACAACTACCAAAATGCAATGCGTGACCTAATCACGAACACAATAATGCCAATGTGCTGCTCGTTAAGAGATGAGTTGAACAAATGGTTGGTACCGAGATTTGGTGAGGATGTGTTTATTGACTTTGATATAACTGCTCTTCCTGAGATGCAGCAAGATATGGAGAGGATGGTTCGTTCTCTTCGTGATGCAAACTGGTTAACAATGGATGAGAAGAGAGTAGCTATGAACTATTCTAAGAAAGAGGGTGCGTGGGATATGAGTTATATCAATCAGGGGCTTGTGCCAATCACTCAAGTAATGATGGACTTAAGTATAGCAGATGATAATAGCAACGACAACAGACAAAGAGATATGGGCGATCGTGATGAAGAGATTTCCGAAGATCCCTACGGAAATGACGTGCCTGACAGAGAGGACGATGAGAATGGAAGTGAGGATGTCGTATAAAATAAAACTTATCAATGAACGCAACGCAGCGAGGGACATATTGGCTGAAAGTGGAGAGGCTGCGAAGGAGTCTTGACAAGAAATATAGTTCTTTGTTTTATGATATACTTAAAAGTGAACTAGAGCAATTTGCTAGAGATGTAAAGCGTAATGGACCAGAGGCAGCAATGAGTGGGCTTGGTGCGGTATTATGGGATGATAAAATTATGCCCGTCATGCGCAAGATGTATAGAGAGGTTGCAGTAACATTTGGTAACGCTACATACAGAGCAATTAGTGTTGATAGTAAAAAGGCTGCAAATCCATTTGGATTAAATGATGACTTCATAGAGAACATAACGTCATATTTAATTGAATGGGGGTTTTATCTTGCAGCTATTATGACTAAGACAACAAAAGACAGACTGATTGCTCTTGTTACAAAAGCAATTGCAGATGGATTAAGTGTTGATGATATAGTAGCATTAATACTTAGTGAAGGTCAATTTGCTTTTATGAGATATAGGGCAACTATGATAGCAAGAACAGAGGTGATGAGAGCATCAAATTATAGTTCACTAATTGGGGCAGAGAGACACCCATTCTTTGTAGATAAAATTTGGGTGGCGAGAAGAGATGCAAGAACCAGAAGGATCCCAAAAGATTTGTATGATCATTGGGATATGGATGGGCAAACTGTGGAGTATAATCAGTATTTTACAAGTACTGATAAAGTTGGCAGACCTATTGTGGTGGAAGCACCAGGTGATCCAACTGCTCCCAAAGGGTTTACTATAAATTGCAGATGTGCAGTGGCTTTTATACCACGCAGAGATGCAGACGGACAATTAATAATGAAATGATATGCCAGTTTACGAATGCTCAAATGGGAAATATAGGATCGGAGATGGTGAATGTGTCTATACTACAAGGGAGAATGCCAACGCGGCTTATAGGGCTTATTTGGCAGAGGAGGGAGAGAATGGAAAAGAGGAAAAGGCGGATACTTACAACGACTATCCTGAGGCAGCGACTAATAATGCTAAGAGGGCATTAAAATATAAAGAGGAGAATGGTAGTACTTGTGGAACTGATGTGGGTTGGACAAGAGCAAGGCAACTTGCAAACCGTGAGAGATTGTCACGAGATACTATTGCAAGGATGGCATCATTTAAGAGACATCAACAACACAAAGATGTACCTTATGAAGAAGGATGTGGTGGGATAATGTGGGATGCTTGGGGTGGTGATGCGGGTATAAATTGGGCAATAAGTAAATTAGAACAAATAGATAATAAAAAGAATATGATTTACAATTACAAGTCTTTTGGTCTTGAGGTCAAAGATGTTGATGCGAAAAGTGGGGTAGTAAGTGGTTACTTCTCTGCATTTGGTATGATGGATAGCGATGGCGATATTATGATGCCAGGTGCATTTA